GCCCAGCACAGCCCTTATGCCCTGCAACATAGTCTCTCTATCTCCAGCGTGGGCTGACCCAGTTGGCTCTTGATAGGGTGCGGTCTTGTTTACGCCCGTTACACGATCTACACATTGATTGTAGGTTTTCAATTGCATGGTTAGGTTCTCCGTCTCCCGGTGGAATGATGTGGTCAATTGTCCAGTCCCCCCCAATTAAGTGCGCCCCACATGAAACGCACACTGGTTCAAGAACTGTCTTTGCATAAGCTCTGGCTTTAGCCCAAGCCTGTGAGTTATGCCATGTAGCCATTGTTAGTTAGATGCCTCGCGGTAGTAACGCGCTGCGTTAATAGCGATGTAGGTGAATACTGCTGGTGCTAGGAATAGCGCTAGATAAGGCATGTATTTGCTCATGAACTCCACTAGCATGTGTGATCCAAAGATAAGGGCAAATACGAACCCTAGGAATTTGATGTTCTCCATGTGTGCTTCTTTCTGTGTGTGTGTTTATTATACGACTTCAACAGTTCCTGTAAACAATTGTTTTGGGGATAGTTCGAATGTGACTAGTCCAGGCTGCGAGTCCTGTCCCGAATTCAGCCTGAACCAGCCACTTCCGTTATCCATGGTTTTTCCCTGAATCCAGTAACGACTTCCCCCATTGTTGTGCAATCCCAATTCCTGAACCCTTAGGTGATGAAAGTGCCCGGTAAGTGCGATGGAAGCTGCTGCTACTGGCTGATGCCCAAAAGCTTGCTTTTCCCACCAAGTAGGCACTGCTTCTGGTCTTGCGCTCTGATGTCCGTGCCACAAACCAAGAACATGGAACTGATCATCAAACACATCTAAGGCAAGCGATTCATCCTGCGCTTCAGGTATTAGGACTTTTAGGGGTAAGTCGGTTTCTTTGGCAAGCTTGTGAATCTGCTTAGCGATGAAGATTCCCCAGTCATCGTTTCCAGGCATACCTACTTGTTGCTTATTGATTCGGAACTGGCAGTGATTAGATGCAACTGTTGCGTAGGTCACTTTAGGTGAGTGCTTTGCAGCTCGCTTCACAACATCCCAAATAAGCGATGCACTGACATCAACTTGATCCATAATGCTTGCTGAATTGCTGTAAGTCTGCTGCATGTCTGCTTTATTGCTGAAGCCTTCTACTATGTCCCCTAGCTCGCACAGAATGACTTGAGAGTAGCGATTCTTAGCAAGCTTTTGCTCCAAGCGGTCATAAGCCTGAAAGATGCGCTCTAGTTGCTCTTGCATCCCACCTCTGTGGTCCACCTTGCCTATTTGGAAGTCTGAGAGCATTACAACTAGCGCCTTGTCAGTTCCCTTTATTACAGTCTTTGACTGTTTGCTGTTTCGCTTAGCTGTTCTCCAAAGTAGCCCTAGATCCTGAGACTGACTGATTTTCCTAAAGTGAAACCTGTAGCTGCTCAGCCAATCTCCGTGATAAGTCATCCATTTAGAGACTCTGGGCGTGCCCACAATCTCATACTCGCTAGGGTCAAAGCCCTGCTCTGTTAGGAATTGCTCCCAGTCGTTTCTACCGGGTGGAAGTGTTGCTGTGCCTATCTCCCCATCGAACTCCAAAGCTGCCCTAAAGTCACTAGGTGCTTCGACTCTGGGTGCTGGGTTTAGATTTTCGAGCATGAGCAGAGCGACTCTCTGTGTCTAGCGATTGCTGTATCGCTGATAACCACCCCAACTTCTCGCAAAGCCTTTTCCAAGCGCTTTACTGGAATGCTGTAATCAGAAATGTTGCTCATAAGAATTTCCTTATCAGCATCGCTCAAGCTTGTCCAAAGAGTGCGAACTGCACAAGGCTTTTTAGTTGGTCTGACGTTTAGGTTTTCTAGCATTTTGCTCCTCCTGTGTGTGATGAGTAGTTTCAACCTATGCTTGAAGGTTTAGAACCTGTGAGCAGACACGCCGCTTAGTTTGTCATAAGCAACAAAGACCCCAACGGGGTTCTGTTCGTCTTGATAGAACTTGTAAGCAACGATTTCAATAACTTGAGAATCATCTTCTAGCACTCCGGCATCTGTAGCGCTGTCATTGATAGCCCGAATGAGCTTGTCTAGATCAGGCTTAGTTGTAGGGAATAGGCGACTAACCGTTTTGGGTCTAGGTAGGAAGAAGATGACTTGCAGAGATACTTCGCCTGTAATTGGTTCGCATGAAGCGTTAGCTTGCTCTAGCTTCTCCTTGACTAGCTTCCTCCATGCTGGGAGCTTTTTGTTGCTCTCTGCAATTACGCATCTTCCGCCTCTGTTGTAAGCGACTTTAGATCCTTGAGGGACTGGAGTTCCTGCGATAAACGCCTGAATCATTAGAAAGGATTCTCATCCTCGAAGATGTTGCTTGAAGCGTTCTGCTGAGCTACTGTGCGATGTGACTTCACCAGTGCGCCCTGAATGTGGTGCTCAACTACAGTTTTATCTTCACCCTGCTTGGTCTTGTAGCTTCCAATCTTTGTGCTTAGCTCACCGGTGATCTCTGCAAAGTCCTGCTCTTGCAAGTCAGTAGGTGCTGAGAACCAACAAGTCCATAGGCGAGAGAAGTCTTTCCCATTGGTGTGAATGTTCTCCCAGATTGAAACTCTTTTACCTTCCCAGGCAATCATGTGAACTGTTCCTGAAACTGTGATCTGTGGCATTTTTCTTCTTTCTGTGTTTTTTCTATCTATAGATACTTTAGTAATTTCTAAAAATAGTTTTAGTTATTTATCAATTTCTATCTTAGTAATTACTAAAAATAGATTTTAGTTATTTATTAATTTCTATATATAGTAATTACTATAAATAAAGGTGCTATTTAGTTTTTTTCTTGGTGGGCACTTCGCTGAATTCTTTCTCAAGCAACTCAATCGCGAACGCAATACCCTCAGCAAGCTCTGGAAAGCCCTTCTCAAGGAAGTTTACATGCTTCCAAAGGGAATGACTCATGCGAGCTAGTAAATCGCTCTCAGCAGCCTTGTAGCCTCTTAGAAACGCTTTGTCGGTTTCGGTTATCATTTCGCCTCTTTCTGTGTATAATTAGCGAACCCTATTGGGTAGAGCGTTGTTGCTCGAGGCGAGTAGTTTCTGTGTGTCTACTCGCCTTTTCCCTTGCTTAGGGACTTTCCTAGATCAGCGATGCTCTTCAGCATGTCTGCACTTGCTCCACCTGCTTTAGCTTCAGCGTGTAGCTTTCGCAATCCCTCAACGTCACTAGTCCCGGCAAGAACTGTAGCCTCACTGCTCCAATTGCGAGCGGTCTGCTTGCTAGGGGTAACTGCCTGCATCTCTTCCCTGCTAGGTCTTAGCGCTTTTCCGTCACGCTTAGGCTGAAAATTGAGAGTTGCCAAAACTCTCCCTAGGGCTGAAGTGCTGCAGTTCTCAATGAAGCTCTGCTTGTTGATGTTGCTACTTCCCCTAGTTTCCTGCGCGAAGTCAATTGCAGCCGGGCGAGCATCTTCGCGATCAGTGTAGGCGCTTGCCTTGATTACAATCTCAGTCTCGTTGATTAGCACAATCTCGGTGTGCAATCTCCCGGTGGGATACTTCTCCCAGAACTTAGCGATTCTGTCTGCTACTGGTTCGTAGTTGTCCAAAAAGCTCATGTGTGTTTTACCTTCCGTTTATGTGTAGGTAAGGCTTTCCCTCACCTCTTGCGCGCAAGCTTACAACCTGCTCACCTTCAACATAACCCCATTTAGCGCCATTTAGTTGTTTCATAACTTCCATTTTGCGAATAGTGGCTTGCTGAGTCCAGAACTCCTGTAGATCCAAAGCATCGGTTAGAAGCCTGTAAGTCTCAGGGTCAATCGCTACTTCTTCGTCTCTAATCTCGGGATGCAGAGCGCGGATTGTCTCATAGGTGTTCGCACTTCCATCCCAGTTAGGCATGATCTCATGTTCAACTAGCCCTAGGAAGTCAATAGCGCTGAGCTTCATGCGCTCGCTCAATTCAGCATCGAAGTCAATGGTGAACTCCTGATAACCATCTGCAGTGATCGCGGCTAGTGTCGCTGGGTTGTGTAAGCCTGTAATGGTCTGATACCAGATAATTTGATACCTGTAGTTTTCTGGGACTTCTTTCCAGTGTTGCCGACTGTATTTGATTTCCAGGATGCTGGTGTCCCCAAACTCGTTCTCAATGAACCCATCTGGGTTGGCGCGAAGTCTGTTGTCTGTGTTCAATGCCCAGGTGTGCGCTGGGGTGTGCACTGTCATCTCAGGATTGTAATAGCGATACAGCTCAACGATTGCTGGCTCGATAATCGTGCCGATAAGCATGGCTGAGTTAGTTGCATCTTCTTCGATTAGGTTGCAACGCTGTGCCCACAAGGTCACTGCTGACTTGTATGGGGACTTGCCCATAATGGCAGCGATGTCGCTCCCGCCGACTGCTCCCCTGCGATCCGCTAACCATTCCGGTGAGCCTGATGGGTGAGTGCCAAACAGATGTCCGATGCCTACTTTTGCTACGCGCTGATAGATTCCATTCATGCCAGAAACCTAGCATCAGGGTCAGACTTTTATTTTTGGTATTCTTCCAAATCGTTGTCATCCACTAGGTCATCGAAGTCGAAGTTTCCGTCCTTAGTGACCTTCAAAGCATCCTCTACAGCCTCAGAATCGCTCTTGGCTACTGCAGCCCTGAAAGCGTTGCTAATGTCCTGTAATTCAAGCGTGCCTCTCCAAGCGATAGCGACACCGAGAGTTGTTGCGACTACAGCGAACGCGCTTCCAATGCCCACCAA